AACAAGAAAGGGTTATAGATATTATTTACCTGATTTTGGAACAAGACTTTATGAATTTATTTTTGAACCTTTAGATGGTGAAACATTTGAAGCAATAAAAAATGAAATACAACAAAGTGTTTCTGAATATATACCAAACCTAACAATACAAAACATAACTATAGAACCATATATTGATTCTGATAATAATTTTGAAAGAATTGAAGCACAAGAATTTAACGAAGAAATATACAGACTACCTGGTGCAAACACAGAAGAATATACGGCTAAAGTAAAAATAGAATATACAAATGAAAGTAATCCATTTGGTTCTAGAGAATTTGTAATAATTAATATTTAATGTTATATGGCAAATAATAAAATTTCATACACTAATAGAGATTTTGTAAGTTTAAGAGAAGACTTATTAAATTATACACAACAGTATTACCCTGAGTTAATACAAAATTTTAATGACGCTTCTCTTTTTTCTGTGTTCATGGATTTAAATGCCGCTATAGGTGATAATTTACATTACCATATCGATAGAAGTGTCCAAGAAACTGTATTACAGTTTGCACAACAAAGATCTTCAGTATTTAATATTGCTAGAACCTACGGACTTAAAATACCGGGATACAGACCATCTGTTGCGATTGTTAATATTTCAATTACAGTACGACCATTTGGAGATGCGCCTGATTCAAGATATTTAGGCATATTAAGAGCGGGGTCACAATTTCAAGGAGGGGGTCAGATTTTTGAATTAGTTAACGATGTTGATTTTTCCACCCAATTTAATAATGAAGGTTTTATCAATAGAACGGTTAGACCTATATTTGGTCAAGATAATACGTTATCAAGTTATGTTATTACTAAACAAGAAGTGGTAGTAAATGGTGCCACAAAAGTATTTAAAAAAGTAATTAACCCACAAGACGTAGTTCCCTTTTTTAATTTTTTCTTACCTGAAAGAAATGTTTTAGGAGTTACTTCAGTAATACAAAAAGACGGAACACAATACCAAACCACCCCAACCTTTGCTGAATTCACTACATCAACAAATAAGTGGTATGAAGTTGATTCGTTGGTTGAAGATACTATTTTTGTAGAAGACCCAACAAAACCAACAGATAATGCTGGTGTAAAAGTAGGGAAATATATAAAAACTCAAAATAGATTTATAACTGAATATACACCTGAAGGTTTTTTAAAGTTACAATTTGGTGGAGGAACAACAACACCTGAACAACAATTAAACAATTTTACAAATACAGGTATAAAATTAAACTTAGCAAATTACCAAAATAATATTGGTTTAGGTTTAACCGTTATACCAAACACAACATTGTTTATACAATATAGAATTGGTGGTGGTTTATCGTCCAATATTGGTGTTGGTGCGATAAATCAATTAGGTCAAATAGATTTTAGTGTTAATGGTCCGTCACAACAAGACAATACTAATGTTGTTCAGTCATTAACTGTAAATAATGTTACGGCAGCAATAGGTGGGGCAAATCAACCTAGTGTTAATGAAGTAAGAAATATGGTTTCATTTAATTTTGCGGCACAAAGAAGGGCGGTAACAATTAACGATTATAAGTCTTTAATTGAAACCATGCCTGGAAAATTTGGGGCACCTGCTAAAGTACAAATAAGCGAATTCAATAATAAAATATCGGTTAAAATTTTATCATATGATGTTTCAGGGGCGTTAACACAAACCATATCAAATAATCTTATTACTAATTTGGCCACTTATCTTTCTAAATATAGAATGATAAATGACTATATTTCCGTAGAAGTTGCAAAAGTAATTGATTTAGAATTTGAATTTTTTGTTGTTTTGGACTCACCAGGTAGTCAATCTCAGGTAATTACTGAAATTATTAATACTACATCAAACTTTATGAATCCTGCAAATAGAGATTTGGGTCAGAATGTTAATATATCTGATCTTAATAAACAAATACAAGATATTGCTGGTGTTAACACACTTAGCGAAGTTAAAATATATAATAAAGTTGGTGGACAATACTCATCTTCAGAAACGTCACAATCATATGAAAACCCAACAACAAAACAAATAAAATTAATTAATAATACAATATACGCAGAACCGGATCAAATATATCAAATAAGGTTCCCAAATAAGGACATTAAGGTTAGTGTATTGAATCTAAACACAGTCGACTTTGGTTAATTATTTATTTTGGTGAGTTATAACTTATCTTAAAATTGATAAAATAACTATTTATCAACAAAGGTTATAATGGGAAATAAATATAGATTTAGAACAACACCAGGTAAAGATAAGAATATCAGAATGAATATTGAACAAGATTTTGATTTCATTGAAATCTTATCTTTAAAATTAAAACAATCTGACGTTTATACAAGATTTTGTGCTGATTACGGAGTTGTTACGGGAAGGGTAATAGCCAACGGTGGTTACGGAGTACCTAATGTTGCTATTTCTGTTTTTGTCCCTTTAACCCAAGAAGATGAAAATGATATAGTTATCTCAACACTATATCCATACAAAAGAGTTGATCAAAAAAACGAAGACGGGTATAGATATAACCTCTTACCTTACGAAAAAGAATACGGGGGACACACACCAACAGGTACATTCCCTAGTAGAGAAGATGTACTTACAAGACAAGAAGTTTTAGAAGTATATGAAAAATATTATAAATATACCGTAAGAACTAACGACAGTGGAGACTTTATGATAGTCGGTGTTCCATTAGGAATACAAACGGTTATCATGGACATGGACATATCTAACATAGGGTGCTTCTCCCAAAGACCCTCAGATTTGATTAGAATGGGTATGGGTGTTGAGTCACAATTTGCTGGAACACAATTTAGATCGTCCTCAGACTTAGACGCCTTACCTCAAATTATAAACTCTAAAAAAGATGTGGATGTTGCTTCATTTTGGGGTGAAGGTGATATTTGTAATGTCGGTATCACAAGAGTAGATTTTGATTTAAGAGATTTAGGTATCGTAATAGAGCCACAATCAATTTTTATGGGTTCATTATTTTCAGCAACAGATGATGATGCTTTGGGTATTAATTGTAAACCTAAATTTGATACAGGTAATCTTTGTGATTTAGTTACAGGACCTGCAAAAATTTTAGCAATAAGACAAACAATAGATAACGATAGTGCCGGACTCCCTGTTTTAGAACAGTATCAATTACCTGAAGGAGGTAACGTAGTCGATGATAACGGAACATGGTTAGTGGAACTACCAATGAATTTAGATTTTGTTTCTACAAACGAATTTGGAGAACAAGTATTATCTAACGACCCAACAGTAGGAATACCAACAAAGGCAAAATATAGATTTAGGGTAGTGTACCAAAATGAGGGTGGAACAGATGATGATGTTATAAGACCCGATTATTTAATACCAAATATAAAGGAATATGGTTGGAATATTTTTCCAGAAGAAGAACCGGCAAATAACTTATTACAAAAACAAAGTTATGCGTTTAGTTTAGATTGGAATGAATACGGAGATACAGGAACAACACTAGGGAATCAAATGATTCAAGAAGCCATCAACTGCGAAGATAGGTTTTTTGAGTTTAATTTTAATAGAGTTTATACTGTATCCGCTTTTTTAGATAGATGGAAATGGGGATTCAATAGAAGTAGACATTTAGGTATTAAAGAAATTACTGACAGGGCTTGTACTACGACAACAAATAGATTTCCTGTTAACGACGGAGTTAGAAATTTTGATAACCTATTTTTTGTTTTTAACCTCCTTATTACATTATTCACAGTAGTATTTCCAATTATAATAATTATATGGCATTTTGTTGGTAGATTTTATCCAATAATTAGAAGAATTTTAAATATAATATTTGATATTATATTTGTAATAGTAATTGCTATTTGTTATGCAATAAATTGGCTTAGAAGAAAATTTAATTTAACAGAATTAAATTGCCCCGACAGTAACCCTATAAGGTTAGACGATAGAAAATTTCCAAGATTATCATTACCAATGATGGCTTATCCTGATTGTGAAGCCTGTACCTGTGAAAGTTATGAAATGGAACAAGACATAACCGATCCTGTTTATGCGGTTGAAAGAATAAATTATAGTGTTTTAATTGACAGTAATAGTGTTGGTGAATACACATGGACAGAATTACAAGAATATCAAAAATTAATATCACCCGCCTATTGTAATGCGTTTGATACTTGTGAAATAGACGAAGAATCGTTTTATTTCGGAATCAATCAAGGTTTTGGAGGTTATAGTGGTCCATATAATCAATTATCGAAAACTAACGTCGTTACTTGGCCAAAACAAGATAGTAGGGTAGGGGCGTTAGGGTTTACGCCTAACTGGTCACATATTTTAAATAAGTTGAATTCAAGAGGAGCATATTTTGAAAACGGTACTATTATTAAAACAACCGTAAAGAATATAAACCCACAAACAAATTTAGAGCAACCCTCAACACCATTTACCGATCTTCCTTTGATATTAATATGTGACGAAGGTACGTTAGAACAATTAGGTGGTGCTGGACAATTAATAACATTTACTGACATATCAAAAATTAGTGACCCCAATTTAACTGGTTCAACACTAAATCAATTCGGTACAACTAGTATTACCGGAACAACATGGAATAATCAAAATACTTTATTTACTGTAAATGAAAATTTTATAAGACCAAATTTAACTATAGGTAATGCTCAATTACATTTAAGATTAACCGAACAAACTAAAGATTATAAGTTTCCTGCGGGGGTTGAGTACTTTCAAATAATAACGGGAGGGACGTTAAGTCATTTTGAACAAATTGCTGACATTTATTCACAATACGGAGTATTAAGAAATTTTGTTTATGAAACTGGTATAAAATTTAGATGGGGTAACGGATACTTTAATGCTGAAGATTGGGGTGGTAGGTTTAGTAACCAAGTAACAACAATAGACGTTGATTTAAATAATAATATTATAGTTGGGGGTCAATTTGAATATTACTCACAATCAACAACAAATTTTAATAACGGGGATTTAACATCAGGGATAGTAAAACTAAGTAATAGTGATGGAAGTGTAGATGTCGATTTTGGTAACGGATCAGGGTATGGTAGTTACGATAGTGGGTTTGGTACTGGTGTAGTAATGGCACTTGCAACACAAAGTGACGGTAAAGTTGTTGTCGGTGGTGGATTTGATACATATTGGGATGCAGGTCTTCAAGCAACAGGATTAGGGAGTATAGTTAGATTAAACGACCCTTATGGTGAAATTGATACGACATTTAATGTTGGAGGAACAGGATTTCAAGGGCCGTTTATACTTAATGTTAAAGCGATTAAAATACAACCCGCTGACCAAAAAATATTGGTTGGTGGTAGTTTTGCGTCATATAACGGCACTTTTATTAATGGTTTAATAAGATTAGAAACTGACGGTAGTATTGATACAACATTTGCAACAAATCTAGGTTCTGGAATATCAGGTGCTGAAGGCGTATGGTCTATTGATTTATTAAGTGATGGTAGGATTGTTGTTGGTGGAGACTTCACAAGCGTTAATGGTAACCAATATAATAATATAGTTGTTTTAAATTCAGACGGAACAATTGATACCGGATTTATAGTTGGTAGTGGTTTTGATGTTAGGGTATTTTCCGTAAGAGTTGACAGTAATGATGATATTTTTGTGGGTGGAGAATTTAGTACTTATAAAGGGGTACCCACACCTAAGATTACAAAGTTGTTACCAACTAACGGTGACATTAACACCTCATTTGTTTTAGACCCCGCAATAAATACTGCATTATCAAACAACACTAATTATTTAATTAAAACAATTGAATTAGATACGCTAAACAATAACGTTTTGATAGGAGGGTTATTTTCAATTTCCGGAAGAAATAATATAATGAGAATTACAAATAGTGGGGGCATAGACCCATTATTCAACTCTAATTTTAACTGGGGAACTTTAGTCTCGACTATAAAATTCCTTCCTGATAACTCAATATGTGTTGGAGGTAATTTTGGACCAACGGGAACTGAAAATACTTTAAATTTGAGAAGAATAACAAATAGTGGTACAAAATTTACAACTGTCACAACTATTAATCAAATACCATTCAATACTTGGCATAACGTCGCTCAAGGATATAATGGATACCCAAAATTCTTTTTTGAAAATTTTGGAAACAAACAAATAATAATATTAACAAGAGGGACCGACCCATACACCCAAAAACAAACAATAGAGTATGATTTATCGACATTATTTGGTTTAGCTGATGGTACGGTTAAAGTAAAGGGAGATTATTACTTAAACGTCCCAATAAAACCTAATTTTGTTAACCAACAAGGAGGTAATGCGTCAACAACTAACCTTTCTTGGCAGGAACCCGGAATATCTAATTCCTTATGGTATGGAGGAGGAACAACACCCGAAAGCCATGACATAATTAATAATGGTAACCCAATTTTATATCACAGACCATATAATAATTTCCCAAACAACCCTAACAGTTCTTGGACTGCATTTACAAACAATTCTTTGAAATATTATAATTCAACAGACAAATCAAGAATTAATCACGAAGCATTTCCAGGAGACAGTAAAAATATAGGAGATTTTACACAAAATAATGGAAGGGAAACGACAGTTAGTTACCAATATGTGAACGGAAAAAATACAATAGGGATTCAATGGACTCAAGGAGATCCGCCGGATAACATACCAACAACACCCGATTATTACATTAATTCCAACGTAGGTAATCCGGTTTATAAACAAGGCAATATTGAAGGAGCATCATTTTTAGCCGCTAACTTTTCACCGGGGGAAATATTTGATTTAGAAGACTCATCAAAATTTGTTAGAGTTTTCTCACCGGCATACCACTTAGATTATTTGACAGATACTGTTATGACAAGTAAACAAAGATTGGTTTTTAGAAGTGACCGATTACCAACATCAACAACAACAGAAGTAAATGGTAATACGTCTTATTCATTATTTTTGAATGATAATTTTGCGGTTTATAAAGTTTCGGATCAAGGACTAATTGAAGGTATAACATATCAAATAAATCAACAAACCGACACTACAAATAATTTTCAAGATTTTACTGGTGATACGTCAAGTCAATTAAACGACGCAATCCTTAACACATTAACTTGTGAAGGGTTAAAGCCGTTAGAGTGTTATATTGGAGAAGGTACTTCTTTTTCAGTCCAAGATCCGTGTTCTGCAAATGAAGATAGTAATTTATCAACACAAAGAGTAATTGGAGGTTGTTATTATTTTGTGCAAGAACCATTTTTTAAAATAGAAAGTATTAAAAAAGATATAAACTTTTTTGCAGAATGGAAAGCGAGATTTAGATTCACATATGCGGCATGTAGGGGAGTTATTGGGCATGTATTCCAAAATAATTGGGTTAATGGTACTTTATATATGTTCCCAATAAAAAAACAAACAATATTTGACATACAAGGTAATCCAACAAAAAGAATACATTGTGGATCAAAAGATAATATAATTAACAGTGACCAAGGCCCCGTTTATTTTAATAATGATTATAATTCTTTTTTTTATAGGGCAACGCCTTACAACATTACTAATGGTTTTATAGGTCAAAAACCTAAATATTTTGATGGAACAACATTAACGTGGGTTGATGCCGAACCAAAATTTAAGGGAATGAATAAAAGAAATATTCATTTCCCAACAACAATAATGGATTTAGGGGCAAGAGATCAATTTGCAAAAGAAATATGTTTGAATCCTGAACTTGAGGGTTATTTAATTGAAACAATAAAATCAACATCTTTTAATGAAACATCCGATATATTATTATTTTTTATTTTATCCAGATTATTAAGTTCTAGTAATGGACAAAGATTACTTGGTTCGGGAGATGCGTCGATAAACACGATATTTAGTAGAAGTGAAAATAGGATTGATGGTGATTTAGCACAATTATTCAGTATTAACTCAGAGTACGGTATCGTACCGTTTAGTGATCAATTCTACGATGATTTTGATATATATTTAGATTCACAAGGTAGTGCTTTAATTGGGATCTTTTTTAGTTCTAATACTGAAAATAGAATTTTACTAACACCTGGGATTAATACATTTGGAAATGTACAACAATTAATACCATATCCAAAAACACAAGAAGTCCCAATGTATAAATGGAGAAAAGTTGACCCACAAGCATCGACACCAAGTAGTCCACAACCGGCACCCACAATATTTGGTTCAGAGTTAAATGATTGGAATACAGATTTACAATCAACAAATAATTTGTATTCAACAAATTATCAAACAATGTCTTTTAATGGAACACCATATTTCCAAGCAACAAATGGGAATAATACAGGTTATATCTTTAATTATAATTATAACGGACTACCAACACCTAACCCATCCCAAAATCAGGCGACAGATTCTTTCGTTGTAGGAGCACCTTATCATTTTTATTTTGGTTTAAATAAAGGAAAAAGTGCAATGAACAGGTACATATCAAAATATATAGTAGGTCAAGAATAATGAGTGGAGAAAAAAAAATATCATATATTTTAGGTAGTAAAAGATTTGCGGGATCCTCAGTAACTCCACAACAAATACCTTTAAACTTACAAAACACATATAGAGATTATGTGCAGGGAGATAGGAGTTCTTTAGTTGATTTACCACAAATTTTTGACTTTGAAAGACAAAACTCATCTACGTTTAGGATAAGTGGTAAGATAATTAATATATTTGATAATTCTATTTCAGGAAAAACCAATTATACCCCATTTAAAAATAACTTATACTATATAGACGCGTCAAATTCAGTTAGTACTAATGTGTGGAAAGGTTATCCACAATATGATGAATTTTCTTTTATTAGAAATATTGCGGTTACTTCACACATAGATTTTGTTTCTAAAAGTGCAACAACATATAATTGGGGTGTCTATGCTAGTTATGCTTACAGTAGTACGACCGCACAAACTATGACATATTATAGTGAAAAATTTGGAGTAAATAACACATTTTCAGTAAGTGAAGGGATACCTTTTGTTATAGATACTGGTACTATAGATGGAAAATCATTAGTTTTCTTTTACTGTTCTTCTGACCATAACTTAAAAGAAAACGATTACGTTAAATTAAACATATCAATCAATAATAAAGATTTATATAGTGTATATTCTTTGGGTGATGGAAGTTATAGATCTGAAAAGAGAGTTTTTGCTATTTATGATTTAAAATTTAACACAAGTGATATTGTTACAGGAAGAGTTGGTAATTTTAGAAGAGTAACTGACATATCTAATACCGGAGAAACTATTTCAAATTACTATGTTAGACTTCATAAGATTTTAAAAACACCTAAAGATATATTTTTAGTTAATAGCGGATATGAGAATAACCCTTTTCCAATAAAAAAGAAATTAGAATTTTCAGGATTAACACCAAATAACGTTCAAAGAGTATCAATTAAAGATGGTTCACAAACATATGGGTTTTCTGTAAATAGTGACATCGATATTGATAATTTATTAGATAATACCGGTAGACCTGTATCTGAAGTATTTATAACAATAGTCAATAGAGGGTATATGGGTTGGTTTAATCAGCCTAGTAATAACGGAACAAGGGCGATTGATGTTGGGTGGGAATTTAATTTTTCAAAAGATTCTTACGATACTTGGTGGAACCATAACTCAACAGACAATAAAGATAATATCTTTGTGGATTCATATATTAGGGCCGGTCAAACATTCTATTATAATAAATTTTTAAATGAGGGAGACATCATAAAAGGAGATTTTTGTGAGTATAACAATATTGAACAAATAGAAAAAGTCATATCACCAATTTACCACAAATATTCATTTAACCCGAATATTTTTTTGGACGATCAAACGGTTAATGCCCCAACATACCCTTCTGGTTATTTATATAAACCACATTATGGTATACCTTTAAGGGTTTATAGTGATTATACGGAAAGAGCCGGAATTAATGAAATAAGTAATGCTCCGTCATATTCTTATTATTCCAATTATTTTGAAAAATTCATATGGAGAGATATCTATGAATATGGGTATATAGATAATGATGGGGTTGGTTTAAATGTTCCTTTTGTTAATGGTGCTCATTACCCATACAAAAATATTGTTTTTTTACACCACCCCGTATTTAGAAACACTGAGTCAATTCAAACAGACATAATAAACACAACAGAAGTAGACAATTGTGAGTAATTATAGATTTTCAATATCAAGTAATAGTAAATATATTAACATTCCTGTTGATATGAATTTTGATTTTGAAGGTAGAGATAACGCAATACAAAAATATGAAACGGAAATCAAAAACAAACTAATAAATCCAATAGTTGATCTTGATACTACAAAATTTTCACATTCAGCATATACGCAATTAATTAATACTGTAATCACCACCACACTACCATCAGGACTTCAAGTTACCCTACCAGTAACAGTACCAAATTTAGAAACTTCAATAAATTATGAATTTTATTTTTTTGATTTTCTAACAGATGTAACAGCATCTACAATTAATAATTGGGCAACCGATTATGAAAATGCAAGTTTTACCGACGCTGAAATTTATTATTTTTCAAATGCATTCAAAGGAAGTTTTTTTAAGTTAGATTTTTACGACTCTAAAAATTCACAAAATCAATTACTGTTATTTACAGTGATAATACCCACACAACAAGGATTAAAAGAACCTGGAACCATAGGACCGGTTGCTAATCAATTAAACGTGGAGGTAAAAAAACCAATTTTTATATTAGATTCTATAGGTAAAGATAAAGAAGGTTATTATTTGTATTGGTTGAAAAATAGAGACCCACTATTGAGTAATGAAATTTATTGTAGTGTTAAATTTTTTAATGCAAAAAAGGGACAATTTGTTAGAATGATTAATAAACCACAAACAGATTTTTCAGGAATAAATATGTTGAATTTAGATCAAGAAATTTATTTTTATTTAAAATATAAAGTAGATTATGACACAAATGAGTATATTGTCTTTCAAGAAAATAATAATACATCTATAAGGGTTGGTACCACCAGTACACCCATAAAATGGTATGAATACGTTAACCCATAATGTCAAATAATATATTAAAATATAGAATAAGTCCTGAAGTATTAAAAACTGATATTTTTGAGGAAACTTATAATGGTGTTAATTTTGGGGTTTATTCTTCTATGACTGAAATTGTTAGTGGAGGAACAAATGGAGATTCATATTTAACCGGATTGACAATACCTATAATTTTAAGTCAAACGTATAATGATATTGGGTATTACTCAGAATTTGACGGTTTAATTGAACAAAAAGACGTTATTGGTAACTTTGTTATTTCTGGAGACCCCCAAAACCCATATAATGTGACTGTTTATAATTCAAGTGCATATGTTTTTAGTAATTATTTGCAGTTAGGAAATTATACGATAGATTGGGGAGATGGTTCTGTTAGTGGACAACTTAGTACGACAAATGGACAACAATCACATACATATCAAACATCGTCTTCAAGTTACACAATAACTCTTTCACAATTAAACCCATTTGGTTTAACAACGATTAGTAGATCTGTTTATTTACCATTTACAGGTGTTACAATTGATAATCAATTAGGAGAAGTTTTTTTTACGCAACAAGGAGGGTCTTGGTCAGGAATACCATTATCTTATAATTATATATTTACTGGTGACTCTGTAACAGACGCACAATATCACGTATCAAGTAATTACACACAAGTACCATTTAATTTGTTTGGTAAAACAAAATCAAAGTTAAAATTACTTAAACTATGGGGACCACAGGATTACATACCTGGATTTTTTGTGCAAATAAGTGATAATAGTATTGGTGTTGTTGATGAAATTGAAAACGACTATATCGCGTATACTATCGATGGAATACATTACATTGATTATTTTAGTGGGACTACTTTTTTTTCTGTTTTATCATCAGGATACACAATTAATGATTTATCCTCTTCAGGTTTAACAAAAGATGAGTTATTATTAGATTTTGTAATGGCGCCTGAAGTGCAAACAGATGTATTTGTGGAAAGAGGTAAATATTCACCTTTTGAATATATACAAAGATTAGGGGAAGTTGATAACGTAGGTGATTTACAAAGGTATGGATATGGTTTTTTTAAAATCAATAACACCTAAAAAAAAGGACATAAACTATTTATAAAATAAAAAAAATATGGCACTTGGTTCATATGGTATAATAAGACCTGCTGACGTTTCACCCGAAGACGTTGAAATAATTTTGCATTACACAGCATCTAGGGACGTAACTACAAATTTTACATTAAAAAAATTAAACTCAACCCAAATTTTAACACCTTACTTTCATAATGGAAATACGGGAGGAAATAATAATATTGAGGTTTTAGGTGGTTTATATAATTTAAAATTACCTGCAGAAGAGTTTAATGCTATTGGGGTTTATACGGTCTATTTAAGACCTGCACAAATAAGAACAAAAATTAGTGATTGTGGTACATTGTCTGCACTACCTAACGTTAAAGGTATTGTTATTGACATCAACTCAGTACCACAAAATTTTAGAAATAAATTTGTAAATCAAGGACTTGTTGGTTATAGGGTTGAATATTTAAATAGTGATGGTAGTAAAATACCTAACTTTTTTAGGGTAATAACATCTTCATTTTTTTGTGAACCAACATTAACAGATCAAGTTAACAGTTCTCAAAAAACATTAAGATACAGATATATTGAAACAGGAAGTAATTTAATTTTTTGTACATTATCACCATCGTCTTCACCAACTAACAAACCAAATGCAACACCATTTATTGGTCAACCAAACCAAAATATCATAATAACAAATACATTTTTTAATCCAATATCTGTAGATATTGAAATTGGTGAGTACGATTTAGATACTTTAGGTATTGCTCTTTACGGTAACCAAACTAAAAGTATTGATGATGGAATCTATACATTATACGATAGGGCGGGTAATATATATAAACAATATAACTTATTTGAAGTTAGGGATAACTTTAATGAATTACTATATGAAGTTAGACAAGATAGAGGTAGTAATATTGATTTTACTAAAAACTTTACAAATATAATTACTTAATGGCTAAAACTAAATTTTTATGTCCACCAATCGCGGCAACAGGATCTGCAACTTTTTCCGATAATTTAGTCGGATTTCAAGTTGTGGATGGAGGTGGACTAACTCAAGGTAATTTTCAATTTACATCCGCTTCTTTTGAAAAAGTAAGTAGAACTTTTTATGTTGGTGTTTTTTCACAACCATATACTTTAGAAAATCTAAAAATAGACAGCATAGAACAAAGCAAACTTTTAGTAGAAAAAAATTTTCAAGTAGTACCTAATTTTGATTTATCGCAAGTTACAAGTTTTTCATTATATGGTTCTTTTAGTAAACGAGTTTCCTCATCTATAACTAAAATTATAAGTAATTTCCCCGCAGCATTACAAGTCGATTTTAAAAACTTCTCACAGTTTACAGGAAATACTGCATTTAATATACAATATAATAGTGTTGAAAATGAAACAAGTTTTGACGTAAACATATCGTTATTAAAAAACCCATTTGATATTGATTACTCTATAAACGCCACAAGTAATTTGGCGACAAGACCAATTAAGGTTAGTGAATATAGAAACCTTACTGTAAATTATGAAAGGTTTTCTTTATACGTTACAAATTTAAACACACAGTATAAAGTACTATATTTTACACCATCTACATTTATAAGTGCTGGTACTTTAAGTTTTATTGTTGAAGGAAACCCTTTCTCGTCACAAACAGCAACAACGGACACTTTAATTATAAAACCAAATGATGAGAAGACTGAAGAAATATTTAACACAAATTTTGATTATGTTGAAAAATATATTTTAAATAGAGAAAGTTTCCCACTGTATACTTCTGTTTATGAATACCCCGATTATGATGATAATGGAACTCTAAACATGTTTTCTCAAAAACTATCATGGGGATTGGACGGACTTTGGAATTTAGACATTTTTAGTGATAATTTTGAAACATACCTCCAAGATTTAAGTAATATTACTGAAAATATTGATAGTTACAGGACTAATTTAATAAGTAGATTTTTAACTTCGGGATCAATAAAAGAATTTGATACTAATGATCAAAAAGTCGAAAAGGTTTTACAACTTTACGGAAGAAGTTTTGATGAAACAAAAAAGTTTATCGATTCTTTAGCATATATGACATCAGTAAACTATAAAATAGGTAATGACATACCATCACAATTACTTGTAAATTTAGCAAACACACTAGGAATTGATACTAAAATATCACCAATATCTAATGATAGTTTAATGAATTCTATTTTTACAACATCAAAAGAACAAATATATTCAGGACAAGCGGTTCAAAAAACACCACAAGAATTAAACTACCAATTTTATAGAAATTTAATATTAAATGTATCTTATTTGTTTAGGACTAAAGGGACAAGAAAATCAATAGAATACATAATGAGATTTATAGGTGCGCCCGAACAACTAATAGAATTTAATGAGTTTATTTATTTGGCTGACAGTAAAATACCAATTGAGGATTTTGATATGCAATACGCAACAGTTTCAGGTGGAACTAAATTTTTTACTAGACCAACATTAGATTCAAATAACACATTTAAAATAAGAGGGGTTACATATACTGGATTTACGGTAGATGGTTTTATACAAAGTACAGTAATTGATGAAACTGACTACCCAATAAATTTAATAAGTGGATATCCTGAAGTACCAAGATTTACCTCAGATTTCTTTTTTCAAAAAGGGTCTGGATGGTTTGAGGTTACTCCACAACATAGATCTGAAGAAGTTGTGGATTTTGAATTATCAAATTTTACAGTAAACCCTTCTATTGTGAGAACTAAATTAAAACCTTTTAGTTATGGTAAAGAATATTTGGATAGGTTTGAAAATTTTCAATACATGGATTTAGGTTATAATTTATATAGGGAGGTTGATAATAAAAAATCATGGAGAAATGATGAGGTAGGTAATAGAAAATACACTAATGGTTTTGGTGCCACAAACTATGAAACTAGTGATGAAAGATTGGTGATTAATAGTAAAAACATGGAATTGTATTTAAACATGGGTCAAGGGATA